AACAAGGTCTGGTGGAGGCGGCAAGGATGCTGCCAGTCAACACAAGGAAGTCACGCAGCACCGGCAAGGACGCCATCCAAGCGATGGCAAGGACGCCAGCAACACCGGCAAGGACGCCGACGCTCTTTAGTTTCACCGCTTAACAAACAGGCAGCGATGAACCGGCCTTAACGGTTCAGAGGGTTGGCAACTGACCCGGGTGTGCAGCGTAAAGCACCGTAAGCAGTTATCCGGCGGGCAGGTGGCCGCGGTCGGAGGAACAATCTGAAGCGGAAACGTTTTGCGCACCAGCAGTGGCAGACGTTTCAACGACGCATTACTGAAAGGCCCTGGGGTCACCCCGGGCTTTTTGGAATGCCGAGTGAAAGCTCGGTCCGATTCCCCCGTCCGGCGCTTCGCCTCGCGGGAAGAACAAAGGAGGCAGGACCGTGACAAACGAGCAACAAACGTTGCTGGAAATGCCGATCTGGCTGGTGATCATCCTGGCGTTGCTGGGCGGAGTATCCGGCGAGATGTGGCGAGCAGACAGGGCGGGCGCCCGGGGCGGGGCATTGTTCAGGCGGCTGGCGCTGCGTTCGGGGGCCTGCATGGTCTGCGGCGTGTCGACCATGATGCTGCTGTATGCCACCGGCTTTTCGATGTGGGCGGCCAGCGCCATCGGCTGCCTGACCGCCGTCGGCGGGGCGGACGTGGCCATCGGCCTTTATGAGCGCTGGGCCGCCCGGCGGCTGGGCCTGGAACAACCGGCCGGCAACGGCAGCAAGGAGAAATCGTGAGCGATCTGAACGCATTGCACCAAGCCATCAGCGCGACCGTCCAGGCGGCCATGCCGCAATTCGGAACCATCCAGTACAACGCCGCCGTGCAGCCCGAAACACCGCTCCCGGCGCTGTTCCACAGCATCACCGGACTCAAGCCGGGCACCGATCCCGTGGATGGGCATTCGCGGATCGTCGCCACCTTCGAGGGGCGGATTCATGCCGGCGCGGCACTGGAAGCCACCACCCTGGCGGCGCAACTGATGGTGCTGCTGCGCAAACAGTACTGGGACATCGACTTCGTCGAAGAGGCCCGCGCGGTGCTGGCCCAGCCAGTCGAAGACGGGTGGATTGTCCAGTGGGAGCAGGTGCTGCACATGGGCGAAGTGCAGTGGCCGTGGCCGAACCAGCCGCCGGGTTCTCTGGTATTCGCCTTCGATCCGGACTCTGGTCCTGATCACGAAAGCGCCTACAAGAAACCGGAGGATTTCGCATGAGCTACGTCAGCTCCATGCACGACCGGATGATCGCTGGCCTGTTGATTCCGTGCCGCGTCGTCGCGGTTGACCTGGCGGCGGCACGTGTCCGGGTATCCGATGGCGCTGGCTGGACCAGTGCCTGGGTGCGCTGGCACAGCCAGGCCGCTGGCAAGGCGCGGCACTGGCGTTCGCCCAGTCTGGACGAGCAGGGCGTGTTGATCAGTCCGAGTGGCGAACCGGCCTTGGGCACCTTCATTCCCGGCCTTTATGGCGACGCCGGCAATCCGCCGGACAACCGCGAGCATGTCGAGGTCTGGCGGTTCGACGACGGTGGTTCGCTCACCTACGACTGGCAGGCCAGCAGCTATAGCATCGACCTGCCACGCGGCACCCTCACGCTCAAGGTCGGCGGCAGCACGCTGACGGCCACCCCCGACGCCATCACGCTGACCTCTGGCAACCTGACCTTGAATGGCCCGGTGCAGATCAACGGCGCACTCCAGGTGACGGGGGATATTCATGGCGGCGGCGCGATCATCGACACCGCCGGCAACACCCCCAACCACAAGCACTGAATCGAGCCCGCCAACGCGGGCTTTTTCATGCCAGGAGAACATCATGGCAAACCCGAACAACAACGCCGGTCCCGGCGCTGGCGACGCTCGTTCTCGCGTTCAGCCCCTGACACAGGAGTGACGCGATGATCGGAATGGATCGCCAGACCGGCCAGCCCGTTTCCGGTGTCGCCCATCTGCGGCAGTCCATCGCGGACATCCTCGGCACGCCGCTGGGCAGCCGGCGCATGCGGCCCGAGTACGGAAGCAAGCTGCGCCGCTTCGTCGACCTGCCGGTCAACGAGGGCTGGAAAAGCGCAGTGCAGGCCGAAGTGGCGCGAGCCCTGACGCGCTGGGAGCCGCGCCTGAAACTGGAACGGGTACGCGTGCTGTCGATCGTCGACGGCAGCATCACCCTGCAACTCACCGGACAATACCTGGGCGACAGCCAGATCCTGGAGGTGACGGCATGAGCATTGTGACGCTCTCGGCGCTGCCCGCGCCGCAGGTCCTGGAAGACCTGGATTTCGAGGACATCTTCCAGGCCGACCTGGCGACTTTCAGGTCGCACCTGGGCGAAAACTGGGACGCGCAACTGGAAAGCGACCCGGTGACCAAACTGCTGGAAGTCGGGGCTTACCGCACCCTGCTAAACCGGGCGCGGGTCAATGACGCGGCCAAGGCGCTGCTGCTGGCGTATGCCCAGGGCAGCGATCTGGATCAACTGGCAGCCAATGTTCGCCTGCAGCGCCAGGTCATCAGGGCAGCGGACCCGAACAGCGTGCCGCCGGCCGAAGAGGTGCTGGAGGAAGACGATGCCCTGCGCGAGCGGGTGCAGATGGTCTACGAAGGCCTGACCACCGCCGGCCCGCGCAACAGCTACATCCTCCATGCCCGCAATGCTTCCGGGCTGGTGGCCGATGCGACGGCGGAAAGCCCGTCACCGGCGGTGGTCGATGTAACGGTGCTCAGCCTCGAAGGTGATGGCGTGGCCAGTCCTGAACTGCTGGCGCTCATCACCGCGCAGTTGAATGACGAAGACGTGCGGCCCGTCGCCGACCGCCTCACGGTGCGCAGTGCGGAAATCCTGCCGTATCGCATCGACGCAGTGCTGCACACGGCCGGCAACGGTCCGGAAAACGAAGCGATCCTGACGGAGTGCCGGCGACGTTTGCAGGCATGGATCAATCCACGCGGACGCCTCGGCGTGGAGGTCCCGCGATCGGCCATCGATGCGCAACTGCATATCGCCGGCGTCTCTCGTGTCGAATTGAGCAACTGGACCGACCTGCGTCCAACCAGGGCCCAGGCCGCCTGGTGCACCGGATTCGACATCCGGTTGGGAGGCTGACATGGCCAGCCTCCTGCCGCTCAACGGCACAGCGCTGGAGCGGGCTTTAGAGGCCGCTTCGGCAGACACGCCGGAAGTTCCGCTGCGCACCCTTTACAACCCCGCGACCTGTCCTGCGCACCTGTTGCACCAACTGGCCATGGCCTGGTCGGTGGACCGCTGGGACGAAGCCTGGCCGGAGGCGACAAAGCGCGAGGTAATTCGCGGCGCCTTCGAAGTGCATGCCCGCAAAGGCACCATCGGCGCTTTGCGCCGCGTGGTGGAGCCCTTCGGCTATCTCATCGAAGTCGTCGAGTGGTTCAACGCCGTGCCCCAGGGTGTTCCGGGGACCTTCGCGATGAAAATCGGCGTCTCCGAAAACGGCATCAGCGAAGAGACCTACGAGCAACTGACCGCGCTGATCGATGACGCCCGGCCGGTCAGCCGGCACATGACCGGCCTTGCCATCACCCTCGACAGCAAGGGCTGCCTGCGGCTCGGCATCGGCCTGAGCGAAGGCGACGACATCGACATCTACCCGCCGATCCTTCGAGACATCGAGGTTCGCGGCAACCACGGCCTCATCGGCCGTGACCATCAAATCGAAACCCTGGACGTTTACTCATGACAGACCAGAACAGCCAGTTCTTCGCGATCCTCACTGCGGTGGGGGAGGCCAAGCAGGCCAACGCGAACGCTTTGGGCGTGCCCTGGACCTTCGCCCAGATGGGCGTGGGCGACGCCAACAATACGGATCCGGTGCCGTCGCGCACCCAGACGAAACTGATCAACGAGCGTCGTCGGGCGCCACTGAATCAGATCACGGTCGATCCGACGAACAGCAGCATTATCATCGCTGAACAGGTCATTCCGCCTGACGTCGGCGGCTGGTGGATTCGCGAAATCGGGCTCTATGACGCCGCCGGCGACCTGGTTGCCATCGCCAACTGCGCGCCGAGTTACAAGCCTCTCCTGGCCCAAGGCACAGGCAAGACCCAGGTTGTGCGGCTGAACATCGTCGTCACCAGTACCGCCAGCGTTGAACTCAAGATCGACCCGGCGGTGGTGCTCGCGACACGCGCCTATTTGGATGCGTCGATCCTTTCGGTGTTGCCTCCAAACAAAACCGCAGGAACCTACACGCAGGTCCGGGTCGACGGTCGCGGGGTGGTGCAGCAGGGGTTCAATCCGACGACGCTCGCGGGCTATGGAATCACCGACGCAATGGCCAAGGGGGCCGGTGGGTTGATGAGCGCCCCGAAGGCGTTGGCGCGGTTGGACAATCTGGATGCTACTCAGTTCTTTACCGTTGACATGAATACTGTCGGAGGTCCGGCCCAACTTACATACGGCGCCGGCTTCCACGTTGAGTTTCCCAACACCTACTACGGCTTCGAGTTTCTGGGGGGGGTGTTGACCGACTGGTACGGTGCCCGGCATGTCAGTGATGCAGGACCGGGGCCGTGGAGAGCGTTCTGGCACGACGGCAATTTCAACCCTGCGCTCAAGGCTGACAAAGCCACGACCCTAAGCGGCTACGGAATCACGGACGCCTTGCCGAATCGAAATCCGCTTCCTAATGGCAATCTCGATTTGCATGGGGCGCACGTCGCGTTCGTCAGTGCTGCCGGCCAGAGCTCCCTGTTTCAGAACGCTTATTGGAACGGTTCGGTCGTGATCAAGCACGACCCGGCCAAGCCCGCAGTTTGCATTGCGGGGCTTGACGGGAAAGCGATCGTGGTCAAGTGGTCGGCCGACAATCCTGGTGGAGAACACGACGGCAGTTTTGAATTACTCGACCGAAGCATGATGGCCTCGGCTGCAGAGCTTGATGAGGGCACGACAACCCAAAAATGGGTGAGCGTCAGCGGCCTGACACGGTTCTTCGGACGGGTCGTCAAGCAGGCGACCGAGTCAGTTGTAGGCATCCTCAAGGTCGCGACCCAGAGTGAGACCAACGCAGGTATCAGTGACATTGTTGCAGTCACGCCGAAGAAACTGCGCTGGGGCTTCGCGGCCTCCTTTGGCACGAACAGCTACATCACCTTTCCTACATGGCTGGGCGGGCTGATCATCCAGTTCGGTAACAGCCCGATGATCACAGACAGCACCGTGATTTCTTTCCCCATCGCCTTTCCGAACAGATGCCTCTCATTGCACGAGCATGATACGACCGGTGCAGGTGGAAACATCCGGACATTCTGGCAATTTCGGGAAGTCACGACCTCGGGCTTCAACGCATTGAATATCGGCGCGTACACCAAGGGGGCAACTGCCTGGACCGGCGTATCGGTCAGCTCTGGATGCGCATGGTTGGCCATCGGTTACTAGGGAGATTATCGTGAAACGTTTCTACAGTCGCAGTACCGGTGCCACTTACCTGGAGGGGCTGCACGCCGACATCCCGCAAGATGCCGTCTTC